CAGCTGGTCGCGGCCGATGCTACCGGCCCGCGTGCCGTCCTCCGACATCATCGTGAACAGCGGCTCGTCGTGCCGCCGCTTCATCTGCACCGCAGCGACCACGTCGTAGTCCGACGCCGTCGCGTACGTCAGCAGACGAGGCAGTGCATCCGGCTGGAAGATGCTGTCGTAGTCCAGCGTCAGAATCCACAGCGGCGGACCGTCAGGCTCGGGGTCGTTCTCGACCATGTCGGTGAGAACACGTTCCAACATTTGTCCCCAAAAACAGCCTTCCAGCCGCACGGGCGCAACGCCGTAGGGGATGAGCCCTCTAGGCCAGCAGAACATGTGGTCCTGCCAGCCCAGCCTCGGAACCGACATCGCGCAATGCACGCGAACCGGCCCCGAGCCAGTATTCAGCACAGCCGGCTTTATGCCAGCGATGGGTGAAGCAGCCGCGCCCACGGCAACCTCCTTCGAGTTGTCGAACTACTCAGCCCAGGACCACGCGGTTGGTGACGTTCGCGTCCGACGCCGAATCGACGCCCGACTCGCCGCGACCCAGACGGGCCGCCACCACCACCGTGTTGTTGCTCGCGTTGCTCGTCGCAGACGAACTCGGCGTGACCGAGACCTGCACGTAACGCTTGAGGCCCTTCGTGCTGACCTCGAACCGGCTGACGTTGACCGTCGCCGTGTTGCCGACGCCAGCCAGCGTGTAATCCGTGTTCTGGATCAGGCTGGCGATCGTGCCGTAGCTGCCGTCCGTGTCGCTGTGCTTCAGCGAGACCACGCTCGGAGCCGCCGTGTTGGCGATCGAGCGGTAGCCCACGTCCACCGACAGCGAGTCGTAGCCGAGGCAATCGACCGCCACGGTCAGCGTGCTGGCCGAAGCGAGACCCGTAGCGTCCGTCAGGGCGACCACGGAACGAGAGTTCTGGAGATGGTTCACGGTTCAGGGTTCCTTGTGGTGCTTGGGTCAGAGGATGAGGGCCACGACCGGACCGGCGTTGCTGGCGTCGCCAACGTCCGAGGTCACCGCGTCGTAGGACACCGTGGCCTGGAAGTACGTCTGATCGAATTCAATGAAGCGATCAGTGCTCGCCCGGACGGCAACCTGCCGGCGGAGGGCGAAGTGGCTGGACCGCTTGAGGTCACCGAAGAGGGCCACGCACTGTCCGGTGCTGGCGGTCTTCCGCATGACGTTGTTGAAGAACACCGGCCAGCCCATGAACACCGGCCGACGGACGCCGTCCACGATCTCGTTGGCAAGGGCACCGTTGCCGCCGAGGGCCAGCGACTGCATCGCCAGAGCGTGCATCTGCGGGGTGCAGTACCAACCGCAGGTCGGGCTTTGCGAAGCGTAGGTCGGCAGCTTCGAGATCGCCGTGGCGAAGTCGTCCACCGTCAGACTGGTGACAGCCGACTGGCTGGAGTCGTGGACGCCAGCCGTCAGCGTCTCGTTCTCGAACTTCCACTGGATGCCGCGGATGCCGCCGTAGGCCGAAGCCCCGGTCCCGATGAACCCGTCTTCGTCGATCCGCAGGGCGATCGCCAGGGCGAACTCCTGAGCAACCAGCCCGGCCAGGTCGATGGCCGAGTCGTCGATCAGCTGGTTCGGGACGCGGGTGCCGACCCTGACTTCCTTGCTGGAGAGCAGGACGTTGTCGGTCGCCATGTCCGTCACGGTCGTCTCGGCGTTGGCACCGGTGTGGTACGCGGTGTTGCCGGCGGTCCGACGCGGGATGTAGAGCGTGTCGCTCGTCATCGTCAGGTTGTTCGCCTGAGCAGGGAACGACCCGTAGGACTCAACGAGCCGGATCACCGTCGAAGCGAACGTGTCGGGGATGAACACGCCACCCTTGCTGTTGTCGTTGGGCGACAGGGCGCGAGCCTCGACGTGCTTCTCGTACCACGACCGATCCTCGGCGCGGTTCAGGACGTAGCCACGAATCCAGCGGCCGCAGGCTTCGGCGTCCGAGGACGACCGGAACATCGTGGCCTTGCCGCTGTCGCGGGAAGGACGGGCGACCGGCTCAACAGCCGCAACCTCGACCGGCTTCGCGGTCGCAGCCACCTTGCCGCGGAGCGACGTGATTCGCTCGGCAATGGAATGCTCGCGGGCGAGCTCGGCCTCGAGGCGCTCACCCTCGGCGGCGAGCTTCTCCATCTCGGCAGCCTGCTCGGCGGAACGGTCCTCGACGGCCGAAAGGTCGGCGAGCATCGCGGCCACAGCGGCGGCGCGGTCCTGAAGCTTCGAGAGTTGAGTGGCCATCCGTGGCGCTCCGTAGTTGGTGAACGGTGACAGTCCGTGTCTGTCGTTCACACTACGGGAGCAATCGCCGCTGCCCTAGCGTTTCGGTTCTACGTAGAACGAACGACGGCAGATGTATTCCGATGGCACGACAACCTTGCCACGGAACTCGCAGCACGGGCACTCGACGTACCGCACCTGCTGGTCGCCAGCGGCCTTGCTCGTGTACGTGCGAATGCGGCCACGCTTGCACTGCGGACACTGGTCGCCTGGTCTAGCCACGCAGCATGCTCCTGAGCTTGGCAGCCCGCAGGCGAGCCGCCACCCGCACCGCCAGATTCGTCAGCGTCTTGCCGTTGTCCACCGGCTCGGCCTGCACCGGAGTCTCTTCCTGCTCGGCCATCCACGCCTCCATGCTGCGACGGGCCACGGCCGCAGACGAAGACGAGTATGCCGGGTGCGTCACGACGGACACGTCGAACAGGCCAGACACCTCGCGGATCGAGCGACGCGGCACGCCGTCCTCGCCCGGTGCCCACGACTGCCCCTTCTGCTCAACCGTGAACGCGAACGATGAGCCGCGCAGGTCACCGCGGGCGGTGAGTTCCGAGATGGTGCGGCCCAGTTCCGTGTTCGGCAAAACGACCGAGTACCGCAGCCCCTTCTCGTCGCTCGACAGTTCCAGCGTGCCCGACGACGTGCGGCCCAGCAGCTGGTTGGCGTCGTGGTTGAACAGGGCCACCACGTCACGCTTGCCACGCTGGCGGTTCAGCACCTTGTCGAACGCCCCCGGCAGGATGGTCTCGCGGAACCCGCCAAGGTCCACCGAGGTGGTGTTGTAGCGAACGGCATAGCCAGACAGGACCGTGCGGCCGTCGGCCCGAGTCTCGACAGCCACGCCGCCGTCGTCGGCGAACTCCCAGTCACGCCGCTCGATCTCCGTCGCCACCGCCACCACGTCCATCTCGTCAGCCATCGCTCGCCTCCGTGCTCGGGGTATCTTGTGCCGGCGTGTCTTCGCTGGTTCCGTCCTGCTCCTCGGCCACGTCCTCGACCATGTCGCCCGGCGTGTCCTCAACCTCGCCCGGCGAGTCGTCGCCTTCTGGCATCGGCCCAAGGTTCTCCTTCTGCCGCACCTCGTCGGGCGTCAGCCACCGATTGCGAATGGCGATCTCGTACGCCTGGTACCGCGTCGTGATGTCCGACCGCAGCAGCCCTTCGACGAGGAACTCCGCGTACAACTCGCCGTCCTCGGGGAGCACGTCCCGCTCAATCGCACCCTCGATCCGCCGCAGCCACGGGGCAATCGTGAACTTCTCGAACGACACCATCTCGCTCTGCAGGTTGCCCCACGTCGCGCGGCCCAACTCCTGAATCATGTGCGGCGGCATCCGCCAGATGCGGCATATCGCAAGCAGCGATTGCATCCAGAGCTCGGCCAGTTGGCTCTCTTGATTCGTGGCCGTGATCGTGTCGGCCTTCAGTCCGTTGCTTAGCACCGCCGTCTCGCCGGCGTTCCTCGCCCCCTTGTGCCGGGCGTTCCACGACTCGCGGAGCCCACGCCGCTGCTCCTCGTTGAGCACTTGGTCGGTCGTGAGGATCAGCCCCGGCTGAGCTTGGTTCCTGTAGAAGTTGGCCGCATAGCCCTCCAGGCTGCGAGCCAGGCTGATCGCATCCCGGCCCAACTCGATCGGCACCTCGCCGTGGATGCCGTCAAACGAGATCCACGGGATGTGGCAAATCTGGTCGTCGCGGTAGATCGTCTGCCGGCCCGTCTTCGGGTCCGTGAACAGGTACGTCTTCGTGCCCTCGTCGTCGGGCTCGACCTGCATGCCGGCCGGGTTCAGCGGTCGCAGTTCGGTCACCTGCCCATCGGGGCCGCGGAACTTGAACTGGTAGGACGAGCCGTAGAACCCCATGTGCAGGCAGATTTGCTCAACCCACTGATACCGGGTCTGGTAGCGGTTCGGTCGCTTGGCGAGCACGTTGTAGATCGCCAAGTCCTTGGCCCGCTCGCTGCTGTGGTCGTCCAGCCGGCGATAGACGTGGAACGGCAGGCAGGCCACGGTCTCGGCCACCACGCGGGCACACGCCATGTACGCCGCCGTCCGCATGGCGGTCTCGGGAGTCACCCGCACGCCAGACTCGGCAGCAGCGGCAACTAGGTCATCCCAGCGGCTCATCCGGGTCTCAAGCCAGCGGATCTCGGGGAGCGTCGCATCCATGCGGTGTTCACCAGAAGGAAAGTTCGGGCATCGCCTGCGGCGTCAGGCTTTCGCCCATGTGCGAGCCGATCGCCATCACCAGAGCCACCATGCCGTCGATACGTTCCGTGCTCTTCGCCTTGCTGGGCTTGATGTTGCCGGCCGAGTCGCTCTGAACCGCTACGTTTCCTGCTTGCCAGCCTAGCACCGGATGCCCAGCGTGCCGCAGTTTGCCGTCGATCGTGAGTGCCTCAAGACGCTTCGCCGGGGCACTCATCGACGCGAACCCTTGCCCAAACATCTGCACCGGCAAGCCCTCGGCAACGAGCTCCTGTGCCAGCATCGTCGCGTTCCATCGGTCGATGGCGATCTGCTTCGGCTGGAACCGCCCGCAGAACTCCATGATGTCCCGCTTGATGGTGGCGTAATCCGTGCTCTTGCCGTCCGTCAGCCGCAAGAATCCGT